AATGGATAAATTACAAACGGTACAAGATAAATTGGCTGATTTAAACGATGAATTTACTACTGAAAGGATTACTCATGAAGAATTTAAGAGATTAACCCGTGAATGGTTTGAACTAATACGAACTATTCATTGTCCATATAAAGAAGCACCAATTACTTTGCTTGATTATATTCGTGTTAGATATGGTAAATTATAAATTTGCATTGATACCTCCTGTTGCTGACCCAGACTCCACCAAGTCTGGGTCTTTCTAGTTATTAGATATAAATTTATGAGGTAATTATGAAGAAACAGATAGAAACTAAGTCTGAACCAAAGACTGATGTTAAGAATGATATGATGGAAATTAAAGTAACTCTTGCTATTATGCAGAAAGAAATTGCTGAACTTGAGAAGAAACTTAATATTAAATCAAGCAGCAATATGACCGATGATGATAGAAGAGAAATATTTGAAATGAGAAAGAATAATAGAGGTTAATTAAATGAAATCCATAGTGCTTGGTCAAGATAAATTTGAATTTCTTGGTGGAACCACAACATTACTAGTTGATATGGCTTCTGCTTTATTAAGACAAGGTTACACAGTATATTATTGGTCAACTGATGATGGTAGAAATTCAATGACCGAAGAATGGTTTAAGAAGAATAATGTTCAAATGTACCTCGGTCAAGCAGTAGATATGGCTATTACTTGCCAACAAACAGCTACTATGTTCTTTCTAAACAAATGTAAAGTTCTTCAATTATTGAATAGTAAATTTACAACATTGGAATATCCTGTACCAAATTGTAAAGCTTATATTGCTGTATCTAAAGAAATACAAGACTTCGTTAAAGAGAAATTTAATATGACTGTTCCAGTAATGTTAAATGGTATTGATTTAGAAAGATATAAACCAAATAATGATGAATTACATAAAGTTCCAAGAGTATTATCTATTTGTCAGGGTGATGATTCTTTACTTGAACAAGCTTGTAATGAATTAAATTATGAATTTAAATCTGTTCCTAAAGAAGTAAATAATAGAATATGGAATGTTGAAGATTTAATTAAAGATTCTGATATAGTTGTTGGAATTGGAAGATCTGCTATGGTAGGAATGGCTAGTGGTAAATGTGTAATATCCTGGGATAATAGAAACTTAAATCCAAATACTGGTTGTGGTTATATTATACCAAGAGATTTCTTCTCTTATGCTTATACAAATTTCACAGGAAGAGGTTATCCACAAATTGATACAGTTGATAAATTAAAGAATGAATTATTGAAATACAATCCTAATGATGGAGCTATATTGAGATTAATAGCTCAACAACATTTAAATGCTGATATAAATTCAAGGATTTGTGTTAAACTATTGGAGGAATAAACAATGACGATAAATGAATGGCTTGAACAGAACTATACACACGTTACATTAACACCTGAAATTGGAGTCAATGGTAATGTTCTACGTGTTAAAGAATGGAATGTGGACCTAACTGTTGGATTAATTTCTACAGATAATATAGAAGATTATGCTCGTTTAGTCTTTAAATATTTACCACCTGGAACTATAATTGAACCAATTAATGAAGAATGGTATAAGACTAAGATTGTTGAAGTTCGTAATCATTTAACAAAGAAATTACTAACGGACCCTCGTTGTAAATTATTCCTAGAAATTCTAGAGCGCAGAGATAAAGATAGATGGCAGAAAGAACAGAAACAAACATCTGTTAAAGCTACTGGTCAAGGTATTAATTTGGAGTTTAGTATAGTATAATATGAATACAAGTTTATGGGAAGATAATAAACCATCCTTAACACAATGGCAAGGTGATTTCGTCTTAAAGAGATTTGATGATGATTTAGCTATTGCTTGTTGTGGTGTAGGTAGTGGTAAATCAGCATCTTTAGCTATCTGGATTGTCTTACAATGTTGTAAGAAACCAGGTATTAGAGGTATTATTATTGGGCAAACATATACTGCTCTTGATAAAGTATTAATTCAAGAAATTAGATGTTTCTGTGAATGGGCTAAAGTACCCTATGATTATAATGCTAATAGAAGAGAAGTTAAATTCCCAAATGGTAGTATATTATTTGGTTATACTTCTGTTAATCCAAATGCTATCTTGGGTTTGTCAGAAATATCACTATTAGCTATTGATGAAGCTGCTTATTGTTCTGAATTAATTTATAACTTCGCAAGAGACCGTATGAGAGGTGGTAAATATCCAACTATGGTTAGATTGATATCTTCACCAAATTCATTATCAAGAGTACAGAATTGGTTTGGTGAACTTGTCAAGAAATATCCTGAGAAAGTTATTAATGGTTCAGCACTAGATAATAAATTCGTTGGTGATAGCTTTAAACAAGAACTTAAAGAAAGATATATTGAAGGTACTAATCTTTATAGACAACAAGTATTAGGTGAAATTGTTGATTGTGATGTAGCTTCACAAATTGTCTTTAGAAACCAATTTAGTGCTACAAGACAAGGTAATAGTAATGAATATTATCTAGGTTATGATGCTGCTGGTCTAGGTGCAGATAAAGATGTTATTATGGTAATTGACAAATATGGTATAGTTGAATATAAAGAACTATTAGAAGCTGATACATTTACTAAAGCTGCTATAATTAATGATTACTATAACAAATATCAAATTAAAGCTGCTTGTGCTGATGCTACTGGTGGTTATTCACTAGGTGTATTAGATACTCTCAAAGCCAAGAATATTGATATTATGGGTATTAACTTCGCACAGAAATCTTATTCTGATAAATATCCTAATGCTAGAACTGAAATGTATTTAGATTTAGCAACAGAAATTAAGAACGGCTTCTATGTTGAAGATAGTAATATTAGAGAAGAAATTCTAGCTCAACAAGTTACCATTAATACTAAAGGTTTACAAGCACTTGTTCCTAAGGAGTTAATTAAGAAGAATATTGGTCATTCTCCTGACCATTCAGATGCTTTAGCTTTAGCTGTTTATGCTATGAAACATAATAAATCTGATGTTTATGATAATAAACACGCTGGAGAAATAGCTTCTAAATATTTGGCTTATTTGAATTTATGATAAAGTGTAAGAATTGTAAAGCTTATTGTTGTAGAAAGATTGGTTTACTTGACCCATCTTTAGATAGAGGTGATTGTGTCTGTAAACATCTAACTAAAGACAATAAATGCGATATATATGAGAACCGCCCATTAATCTGCAACACGGATAAAGTATATGATATATTCTTTAAAGATATAATGACTAGAGAAGAATATGATTGTATAAATGCTGAAAGCTGTATAAAGTTGAGAAAGGAATATGAAGAAAGTAACAAAGAAGAAATCAAAGAAACCAAGTGACCCTAAAGTAACATTTAGACGTTCTAAAGAATGGCAAACCTTTAGAACAACTATCAAGAAGAAACAGAAGAAAGACCCTGTAACTGGTTCTCCTTTAACTAAAGGCTTCAATCTTCATCACCTAGATGAAGACCCAAAGCATTATTCAGATATTTCAGATGATAGTCACTTTGTTGGTTTAAATTCAATGTCACATTCAGTCTTACACTTCCTTTGGGGTGATGCTCAACATAGAAATAACTGGAAAGAACGCATAGAAAGACTCAAAGAACTCTGTGAATTAATGGATTCTTTAAATACCGATAACTAATTATTGTATTAAATTGGAGGTTATAGATGTTATCTATCCGTGATATAATAAAGGAAGCTTGTACAAGAATCAATCTTGTGCCCCGTAGACAGGCCATACCAGGTGATATATTAGAGAATGCCTTTAGATTGCTTAAAGGTGTAGTTGATAAGTATAATAAAGATAATTTACTATCTTGGACACAGAACTCATTACTATTGGATAATAAATCATTAATCCATATCTTTGATGAATACGATACCTTGAAAGGTGATAACAATTATTACTATGATACAGTTGAACAACTTGGTACACCAGATGCAGAAATGTATCAGAATAATGCTTTAGCATTGGTTAAATCTTCACCTAATGTAATCTATAAAGTCATTAAACCAATTGAAGAACAAGAAGTTTATGTTTGGCAACCAACAGAATTGGATGACTCTCAAAGAGTACAAGAAATGCTCCGTTATCAAGAAATGTATCATTATCAAGTTAGAGACTTAGATAAGATTAATTCTATTTACTTGATATCACCAGCTAATGTAGAATATAAAGAAATGTTTAAATTGGATTATGTTAATCATACTGATTATGGTAGATATAGTCCATATTCTAAAGCATTTACTTATACACAGAAATCTGAAGGTGAATGGCTAATTGAAATTAAACCACAAGTAGCTAGAAATAATGGTAGATTGAAGATTAATTATAATGAAGGTATTAAATTTGATTTAGATACAGATTTATATGTACCAGATAATTATATTGAACTTCTTATTGTAGCATTAGCTCATAAGTTGGCTTTAATGTACCCAAGATTAGATGATGCTCAAATGTCTAGATTACAAACAGAAGTATCTGTTCTTGTAGATAATGTAAAGACTCCGAAAGCATCTGATAGAGTATTACTTCGTGAGGATTATTGGGATAGTCCACGAAGAATGACACAAGCTGAATTAATGTCTGGTGATTGGCTATTCAGATAAGAGGTTATAATGGCTTCAACAGTTAAATTAATCACAAATATTGCTGGTGGAATTACGAAGAGTAATATCTCCAAGGTAGGCCTTGGAGAGTCTGTTAATATGTATCCTGAAGTTCAATCACAGGGAGATACATCTTGTACTATATTGAATAGAACCATACAAGGTGAAGTATTAGCAGCCACCATTAATGGTAGATGTAGAGGAATGTATAGAGTTTCTAGAGGTTATGATAATAAACCGGTTCTCTATGCAGTATATAACCATTCTTTGTATCTTATCAATAAGAATAATGAAGTAAACTTCATTGGTAATATTCCTTCTTATGGTACAGAATGTCACATGACTGAAACTGGTGGATATGGTTCAGCTCACCCACACTTGATTATTGTAGATGGAACATCTGTATATGCTGTTAATACTGGTCTATCAATCGGTGACCAGCAAATGGATTTCAAGACAATTAAATTACCAGTTAGAGTAAATACAGATAACACACCAATTAAACCAACTCACTGTGCTTATTTGTATGGATATTTGATTGTTAATGATGCTGGTACAGATGCTTTCTATACAAGTTATCAATATCCATTTGAAATACAGGATAGTGAACCACCTTCATTCTATGAAGAAAGAAGTTTATTTAACACTTGGTGGTTATCATTAGATGAAGATACAAAGTTAAGATATAAAGCCGGCGAAATAAAGGACCAATACTATGAACAGTATAAAGAATTTATTGATGGTACAGCTGATGATACACCAGAAGTAAATGACTTGTTTAGAGTTGATACAGTTCAATTTGGTAAATATGGATTTATAACATATTCTGAATGGTGTCCAGATAATACAACAGCTCTTTGTTCAAATGGTTCTAAATTATATACCTTTGGAGAAAGAAGTTGGCAAGTATTCTCTTATAATGATGATATTAATAATCCATTCAGTTCACCAGATAATGCAGCTGGTAATGTTGGTATTAAATCACCTAATTCATTATCAATGCTTGGTAATACTGTATTATGGCACGGCTCTTCTGATATTGGTGAAGATGGTATCTTTATGATATCTGATACTAATATCCAGAGAGTTTCTACCCAAGATATTGAAAGAGAAATTTCTCAACTAGAAGACAATGAAACTGGTTATTCTTCTATTTGGCAAGAACACCAACATACATTCTATTCATTAACCTTTGAGAAAGCAAAGAAGACTTATGTTTATGATATAAATGAGAATGCTTGGCATTATAGAGCATCTTATGATACTTCCAATAATTTGACTTATTGGAGATATAATCACGCTACATTTGCTTATAATAAAGTATATGTTGGTACAGATAATGCTCTCTGTTATATGGATGAGAACAGATTCAATGAACACGATGGTAGAGTAATATTGAAACTTCGTAGAGGTGGTGTATTAACTACTAATGACCAACCATTCTTTATTGATAGTGCTGAACTAATTTGTAACCAAGGACAACATAGCTTCCACGATAGAGAAAGAGTTATCCACGACCATTATTATCCTGACTATAATCCAAGAGTTTCTATTAGATATTCTTGGGATGGTTCTACTTGGTCTGACTATGAAGATTACTATCTTGGCAAGATTGGTAATTATGATTATTCAACAACTATCTGGCATTGTGGTATGGGTTCTTATTTCACATTAGAAATATCAACAACAGAAGCAATTCCTTTCGCCATAGAGAATTTGAAAGTATCATTCTCACCTTGTTCAAACTTCGGTTAATGAGGTATAAATATGACTGATATTAAATTGATTCGTTATGATGAGTCCAACAAGAATATAGAAGCTCTTAAAGGTTCTTGGGGGCAGAGAGGAGAGAAATATGGTGCTTTCACAGTTATCAAGAATTTATTATTTGTTAATTTATATAACGGAGCTATCTTTAATGATTATCAATTACCATCCGTTTATGATGGCTTTGTACAGCTATCTAATGGCAATATAATTAATATTAAAGATAGTAAACTAACTTGTAAATTAGCAAATGATGTAAATGGATTTGGAGTTCTAGTATTGAAAGCCTGGAACTAATGTCTAATTATTATTCAAATGAATATGGAGGTTTAAATATATGGCTGCTCCCCTTATTGCCGCTGGTATTATAGCTGGCGCTTCCTTACTTGGAAGTGGAATACAATCATATTATGGAAATAAAGCTGCAGAAGCTGAATTACAGGCAAAGAAAGAAGCTGCAGATAAACTTGCTGCAGAAGGTGCTATCACACAGAGTCAGTATGGTAATATTATTAATTCTATTAATCAGTATTATGCTACTCGTGGTTCACTTGGAACTGCATCAGATGCTAATGCTTATAAGAAAGCAATATCTGAGTATAATCCTGAATATTATGCTTATGACTTTGATAAAGAACTAGGAACCTTTGATGATAACTATACAAAGACTAAAGAAGATTTCTTAAATCCTTATTATAGCCGTATAATTGGTGATACAGCTAATTCTATTCAACATAGTGCTGCAGGAGCTGGTCTTGGTAGAGGTACTGGTGCTGCTCTTAATATAGCTAAAGGTGTTGGTGAGAAATCTGATGAATTGTATAGAACAGCTATGCAGGATTATCAGAACGATAGAAACTTTGCTTATCAACAGTATCAAGATAGAATTGCTAATAACCAAGCTAGATTGGATGCTTTGAATAAATCTACACAGTATAAGATGGGATTACAAGGAACTTTAGCAGAAGATTATTATAATGTTCAAGATGCAAGACAGAGTGATATGATGAAAGCTCAACAGGATAAGTTAAATGCTAAAGCTGCTTACGATACTGCCATAGTCGGACTTTATTAAGAGAGGATAATATGGGAATTTATAATAGAGATAATATAAATTACGGTGGCTTTCTTCAGAATGCTATTGCTAATAAGATACATAATGCTGAAAGACAAGCTGACCACGATAAAGCTATGGCTAAACTTTGGGGTGATACAATAGCTAAAGCTGGTCAAACTATTGGTAAAGGTGCTTTCTATTCTTATAGTGGTGATGATGCTTCTTCTGTTGCTGGTGCGGCAACACCAAATACAAACACACTTGATGAAGATAAAGCTGAATTAAATTATTGGGAAGCTGTTAGAGAACAGAAAGCTGCAGATGCACCTAAAGGTCCAACATTACAGCAACAAGCTGCACAATCAATGTTTGGATATAATCCAACTAATCAGAGTACAGCCGCTTCACACTTTATGGATAATTATAGACCAAATTCATTCAATGATAGAGTTCTAACTAATCAGAATGATGAAGAAGAACAAATAAGAAGAATGCTTGAACGATATGAACGAAACAAGTATAATTCTTATTTACAGAATATGTGGAGAGCTTAAATATGGAATTAAGTGATATTGACGCAAGAATAGCACAATTGAAAGAACAAATTGCTCTTAAAGAAGCTGCACAGAATAAAGTTAAAGAATCATATCATAATCCATATAGTAAGTATCATTATGGATATATCTATGACGCTATTATGGGTGATAGAAGTGGTTTAGATAAAGAAGCTGCTGAAGATGCTGCATATCAGAAATTGTTGATGGAACAAGCTCAAGCAGATAAGATTAGAGCTGAACAAGCTTATAATACTGCTTATGAGAATGACTTGAATAGAAAGAATGCTTTGGCTATTGCTGAACAGAACAGGATTCTTGGTGCTAATGATAAGTTAGATGAATTAAGTAGAATGCGTGGTAGAGCTTTGGTTAATCTTCAATATGCTGAAGCCGCTTACAAACAAGCTAATGCCAAAGGTGATAGAGCAGCTATGGAAACCGCAGAAAGAGATATTCAGCTAGCTCAGGAAGATTTAGCATACTATAATAAGCGTCTAGGAACTAAGATTGAAACACCTAAATCAACAGAACCACCTAAAGATAATAAAGATAATAAAGATGGTAAAGGACCAGTTAAAGTGGAAGTCACTATTGAAGATTTGAAGGGAATTAACTCAAAGAATACTTTGAAGGAAATGGAAACTGCTTTGAAACAAGCTGAAAGTCATCCAATGAAAGGACAAGATAAGGAACTTGAATCTGTTATAGTTAATTTGAAGACTTTAATTAAGAATAAGAAAGACTATATTGCTGATGAACAGTTTATAAAGAATTGGAAAGACGGACAACCATTTGACGCTACCAAATTCAAACGAGTTATGGCTAAGGGTAAATTACATTTAGAAAGAAAGAAATGAGGATAATATGGCTAAATTGTCAGATGAACAAATTACACAAATTGTAAACCAATTAGATGATATTGGAAGGTCAGACTTAGCCGACAATTTCGTTAAATCTAACGATAAACTTTCTTATCTTAGAAAGGAAGTAGCACCAATTCTTGAAGAACAAGATACTAAATACACTGATAAATATTCTAGTATTGATGAATTTATTGGTGATAGAGATTCTCGTTTATCCAAGTTATACAGAGACTTGGGAGGAAAGAAACCTGGTAAAGCAAGAATGATATCTTTCCTGGATAAGAACCCAGATATTTCTGAACAAGATGTAACTAGTTGGTTTGATAAGACAAATCAGTATAAAGAAGATTACATTAAAGAAGGTGAATATAGACGAGCTAGAAATGAAAGAATTAAAGAAGTAAGAAACTTACCTTGGTATAAGGATGTACTTACATCTGATTATTCTAAGCAAAGATATATTGATGACCCATCAACTTCTATATTAGGTGGTTCACAATTTAATCCATACTCTAAAGAAGGTCAATCTGAAATTCGTGATATGATATTGGGTGGTGTTGCCGGTGCTGCAGATGTGGTTCCTACACCAGCATTAACTCATTTGTGGCTCGGACCAGCAATTAGAACTGGAAGAGATGTTCAACACGAAGTAAATGATGAAGCTTATAAACCTGAAGATACTTCTTTCTTAGATTACGCCAAGAGAATGGGCAGTGATATAGGAATGAATGCTGTATTTGAATACACACCTAATTGGCTTGTCCGTGGTGCTGAAAGATTAAATAAAGGTGCAGGTAAATCAATTAACAAATATGTTGCCCAACCTTATAATGCTTATAAATTAGGTGAAGAAGAAGCATTAATTAAGAAATCTTATGATACTGTTGATAATCTTCTTAAATCAGATATATCTCCACTTGAAATGTATAATGAAATTAAATCCTTGCCAGATAGTGAATATAAACAGTCTTTGTTAAGTAATATAAATTTACAAAGAGGTTCTATTCCAGCTCAAATTCAGCAACAACAGAATGTATGGACTAAACAACTTGACCCTTCGGCACAACAAGCATTTGCTGCACTTAGAAATAGTGGTACAAGTGTTAAATCTGTTGGTCCTTATGCTAAACATCCATCAGATTTCTTCTTGCGTAAAGCTACTGCACCAGATTTAAATAAAGGACAATTTATTATATCTAAACTTATGAAGGTTGGTGGTAAAGTTGGTGTTCCAGCTACTAAACCATTGGTAAGACCAGAAGTCAATGTTACTGATGAAGATAGACACCAGATAGATTGGTTTAAAGATAACTATGCCAGAGATTGGAAATTGGGATTTGAACCTGTTTATAGAGAAGATGACCCTAAGTGGATAGCATTTGAAGAAATGTATCCTGAAAGAGCAGCTATTATTAAACAGAAAGCCTTGGAGAAATAAATGAGAAATTACGATAATTGGAACAGATATTTAGATAACAAAGGTAATCCTTTACACGGCTGTGTTCAGTTTATGGTAAAGGATGGTAATACAGTTGCTCCTATTTACAATAGTGATGGTACTCCTTTATCTAATCCTATATTAACAGATATCTATGGTAGAACTCAATATCAAGTCTTTGTTGATGTTGATGTTGTTGCTTATTTCTATTCTTATATTGGTACTGGTATTTGGACTACTCAACTTGATATTGATACTTCAGACCAATCCAAATGGTATTTACAATACACTATTGAAAGTCAAGATAGTTCTAATATAAATGTTGAAGGTACATCTACTCTCTGTATTCCAAATATTGAAGCACTTAGAAATCTTGATATTAATGGTGTACCAGAAATAAATGGTGTTAAAGTTATTACTTTACTTGGTTATTATAATGTTGGTGATAAAGAACCAATTAATTACTATTGGGATGCTGAATCAACTGAACAAGATGATGATGGTGCTGTAATTCACTCCGATAATGAAATTAATGGTAGATGGATTATGGTTCAACCAACTGAACATTGCGATAGCAGACACTATGGTGTATTCCCAAGTAATTCTAACAATATGAATGACCAAAGTTATGGAATAGCCAAATTATTTAACTATTGTAATCTTAAAGGAATTAGACCATACTTTAATGCTAACGAAGATTACTATTGGTACAAATATTCTAATATTAATGTTTCAGCTGATACAATAGATGTATCTAAAGGTGTTAAATTCTATGATTTAGGTGACTCAACTATTATTGGTGAATGGAGTAATGACCCATTATTCACACAAAGCAATACTAATGTTGTAGCTAAGAATATTAAGACCAGTTGGAATGCTAAATCATATACTGGTTATGAGAATGTAATCATTGATGAAACATCTACACAGAAGAATTTCCAAGATGCTTATATTGATGTAAGAATTAATCCTTGTTATGGTTATAACTTTAATCATTGTACATTTGCTGAGAATGGTAATCTTGGTAGTAATAATGGAATGGAATATAATACTTTCATTAACTGTAGATTAACAAGTAGAATGTTTATAGTTAGTGGAAATAATAAACCATTCTTCGGCACTGGTCAAGCACAATTATGTACCATAGACCAAGATGATTGGGTTGGTGATGATGCTTTGTCTTTGTATATTCAACTTAGAATGACTAATGTACCAGATGCTAACTTTGATTATAGATGTGTAACTAGTGCTTTAAATCCTGTTGTAGCATATACAAGTAGAGTTATTATTACTGATATTATAAGATTAAATAATTTCAATTATGTTGGTGGTGCTTGTAGAATTGATACTTGTAACGCTAGTATATTGGAATTAAATAATTGTACTGGTATTTACGATTTAAGTAATTGGAATGGTAGTAATAAGACCATTGTTATAAAGAATTGCCGTGATATTAGTTTAACATCATTACCACTTAATTCTAATATAACGATTGAATCTTCAACATTAGGAATTGGAACTACTAATCCTTGTAACCTATTCATAAAGGATGGTACACTAGTTGGTGAAGATACTTATATCTTAGATAACTTTACATCTTATAATTCAATCATTAATACTACAATTTATGCTAAGAACTCTGTTGTTAAAGATTCTCAAATTAATAAAGAATTTCATCTTATTCCTCAAGATGGAGTTACAAGAACAGTCTCTTATCGTGGTTGGTTTACTCCACAGAATCTTGTAAGTGTAGAAGTAAGTAAATTTATACACGGTTACTTTAATAATAACATCTTCAATGATAAGATAGTAATTGATGCTTGGTATAATAATGGTAGTGATGGTTATACTGTTGATGAAGTACTTGTAGATAGCTTTACATTTATAAACAATGATAGTGGATTACAAGACCCTTGGGAAATTAAACCAGCTATTGGTGCTTTCGCTCATGACAGTTTACATTCTTATAGATGGGCAGGAAATAAAGGAACATTCCAATGTGTTACACAAGTAACTTGTTCTTATGTTGGAAATGAAACCAGTAATTATGGTACACCAGGTGGCTTGATTGGTAATAGTAATGGTTGTATTGGTGCTATTGCTTATTCCGAAGTATATCAAGAACAATACTTAGCTGATGCTTACTTTGATAGATGTTCTAAATATTTCTGTGACAATATGAAGTTATTTACTATTGGTTCAACTGATGTTGTAACAGATTTGGAATTTACACTTCAACCTGAAGGTGGAGCACAATTCCATCTAGATGAAACATCTTATTATGGATTAACCAACTTAGGTACAACACAAAGAGTATCTACTTTATTCCCAACTGAAGATTATAATTCTATGACAACTTCACCAACAAGAGTTGAAGATATTAGAAATCCAATGCAGTTTGTTGATGCTACTGACCCTAAGTTCCCTGCATATTGGACAGTTCCAGCTCCTTGGACACCTTATTGGCAATTAAGAAACTTTAACCTAGGAAAGATAGCAAATGATGGAAATATGTCTAATTTGAGTAGAGGTGGTTTAGTACTTACTATCCGACAGAAAGACAAGAACTAATTATTTGTTAAATTTAGAGGTCCAAATGGATAATATTATAGAACAATGTAAAGAATTTCTTACAAAGAGTGATGCTCGTTATAATGTAACCATAACAAGAGCAGTTAATGACCTTAAGAGATATTCTGGTGATTTCTGGAATAAGAAGACTATTAACAAATATAATAGAAATAAGAGAGTTAATTTGTCTTTAAATAACTGGAATCCAATGGTTAATGCCATTTCTTCTCCTATTTCAAATTCACCTTGGCATATAGAACTTGTGGATAAAGAAGGTCCACTTGAAGATATTCAATCTTTAATTGATGAATTAGAAGGTGAAACTGATACTAAATCAGCTATGATTGATGCTTTCCGTAAAGCTGTATTAACTGGTTATGGTTATATTGTTGTTACTACTGTTGAAGATGAATTAACTCTTCAACCTAAAGTAGTATTAGAAACTGCTTCACATCTTAATGCTATTGCTACCGACCCTAATTGTTCTACAGTTGATTGTTCAGATGCTGAAGAAGGTGCTGTAATCAATTATATTTCTATAAAGAAAGCTAAACGATTATATGGTGAAGATGTTGTACCTTCTCTTTATCCTGATACAACTTGCTTTATTGACTTCAATGATTTCAAACAGTGGAATTTACCTGAAGATTCTGTTGGTGTAATTTCTTATTATACTAAGAATGATAATGGTACTGTTGATTATCATAAGATTGTTGGTGATAAAGTTGTAATGTCAGCTACTTTACCAATTAAATATATTCCTATTATTAGATTGTCTGGTAATGAAATATATGAGAATGACCAAATTAATTATAATGGTATAGTACAGCAAACATTAACTCTTGAATTGGGAGCTAATATTGCTTATTCTACTCTTATTGAAAGATGTGGTCGCTCACCTAAAGCTAATTATATGGTGAATATAGACGCTATTGATGGTCTTGAGAAGAATATGGCAGCTGTAAACCAAGATGATACAGTTGCTGTATTATGGAAAGGTGAACATCAACCTGTACCATTAACTGAATCATTTGAAACTGGTGATTTACAAGCAACAATATCTACTTGTAGAACTTTAATGGAAGATACTTTAGGTGTTCCATTAGCTGGTATAATTGACCAAAGAGAAAGAACCGCTACAGAAATTCTTCGTCAAGAAACTTCTAAAGAATCTAATACAGCTAACTATTATAATAATGCTTATAAAGCTATGAGAACTCTTGGTAGAATTATTATTGAAATGTTTACTGGTGGTCAAGATTTGAGATTTACTCTTGAGAATGGTCCTTCTGTTATTACTAGAGAAATGAAGATTAGACAAGAACTATCTGCTCTAGGTACTATTATGCCTGATAATATGAAACCAATTATTGCTAAGTACTTTGCTGATACCTTGAAGAATGATTTGGGTAAAGAATTATCACAGAATATTGTTGCTAACTTACCACCTGATGTAAACTTTATAACTGATATTGAAGACCCAGCAGCTGTTCACCAAATTAAACAAATCCAAGCTCAATTTGATGAAGCTATGAACCAACTTGAAATGTCTAAGAAAGAGAATGAAGAACTTAGAACTCAGTTAACTATGTCTCAAATGAACATTATGAACAATCGTGAACAGAGAGAACTTGATTGGCAGAAATTCCAGGTCAGTGAGAAAGATAAGATGTTATTGGAAGGAGCTAAACTTGATGTACAAGCAACTAAAGATGCTGATAACACATATCTTAAACAACAAGAAATTAACATTAAAGCTGCTGAATCCAATATAGAACAAGCTCAGAAAGAAACTGATGCTAAGTTTGAAGGATACAATGAAGCTTTAGATGATATGGGGCTATAAAGATGTTATTTGATATAATTACAGGTAATGGTCTTGGAAGTAATATCCTAAAGAGTGGTGATAGACAAGCCACCTTTAGGCAAACCCCTCAAGAACACGAAGAATTGTTAGATGAAAGAACTATTCCTGGTTATCAAGAAGCTATGACTCTTCAAGGACCAGCTAGATTATTTGCTATCCAACAATTACGAGCTAAAGCAGCTTTGAGAGAAGCTGAATATCCTAAATACTGGGACGATGAATATCCTCGTAGACCAATTGACCAATCTTCTAGTTGGGTTGGTGATATCAACTACGACCCTTATAGCAATGTAGCCCAAGTTCAATTAGGTAATAAAGTTTATTCTTATTCAATGTCACCAAATAGAATTGCTGAAATATTAAATTCACCTTCTATTGGACAAGAGTTTAATAAGTAACTTACTAATTATTGGTTATATTATGGTGACGGGTACCGTATTATAACTCAAATCAAACCCGGTTTAAGGAATTGACACCCTTTATGAGTATGTCTACACAAGAAGCTCTTGATTATATCAAGAAAGCTAAAGAATCATCAACCAAGGAAGAATCTAAAGTAGAAGCAACCCCATCAGTTGAAGAAACCAAAGAAACTTCTAAATCAGCTGATACCAACGCCGATACTCCTGAAGATAAAGTTGATAATAAATCCAATGATAAGGCGGAAACAACTGCTAAAGAAGATAAAGGTAGTGATGAACCTAAATCTGATAAAGTAGATGTTAAGAACGATGAAACAACCGAGCCTAAATCTAAATTTCCTGAATTATCAAAGCGTGATTATGCTTTCATTCGTGAGAAGCAGAAACGCAAAGATATGAAACAGAAATATGAAGCTCGTATTAAAGAACTTGAAGAACAGCTAAGTTCTAAACAAGGTCTTAAAGCAGAACATTTCGTTAATCAAGATGGTACACCAAATTCTGAAGCGTATGTTAACTGGAAATTCAAAGAACGTGATATGCAGGATGAAATCCAAAGAATCCGTAAACAGAATGATGAAGAACAGTTACAATATGATTTGGAAAGAGATAGAATTATCACAGAACATTGCTTCCCTAATCCACAAGAGTTGAAAGAATATAATGATATGATTTCAAGAAATGGTAAAGCATTTGGTGAAGCTGTAAGTGAAAGAGACCCTAATGGTGTAGTATTTGGTTATCTTGAAACATTGAATGAATATCCTATTGTATTGAAAGAATTGATGGATTTAAATAAGAATCCTCACTTGTTACAAAGAGTATTTCGTTCAACTGACCCAGATGCCTTGAAGAAGAATATTGCTATTGTTGCTGATGAAATCCTTGAGAAACATTATGCAGCATCTGTTCAACCTCAAACACAAGTTCAACCACAATCTAATAAACCTGCTCTTCCTGTCATTGGAAAGCAAATCACAAATAATTCAAGTACAGTTGAACCAGTAGTGAAAGATAGAAACTATTGGGTAAACTATTCAAAGACACATCAAAGATATAGATAGTGTCAGGAGTAAATATAAATTATGGCAGAATCTAACGCATTTAAGACGAACGAACTCACCGACCTCGTAAACCTTCGTGCAGCTGAAGTTGCTGGTTACTTGACCGTTGGTGCTAAACCTTATTTCGCTGACCAGCTCGTTGGAAAGCGTAATGGTCAGAAATATACATTCGTTATCAAAGATAATGGCAAGTATGTCCGCGGTAAGAATCTTTCCGATGTAGATATTAGTGCTCTTAAAGAACGCTCTGTTGAGAAGAAAGTTCAGGTTGGTAACGTGTTGATTGATACTGACTTCGTTGAAGCTGTTACTGATGTAAAGTGGGACGTTGAAATCGCTCAGCCAAATGGTAAGGAACTTATTGAAGGTCTTACCCAGGATGTTATTAACGATGACCTCGGTCGTGCTAATACCGCATTCGTTGGTGAAGGTTTCGGACCTCTCACAAAGGCTAACTCCTTCTTGTCTAGTATCTCTACTGAGAAGAAATTTGGCTTCGTAGACCCAATGATTGATTCTATTATGGCTTCTTGGGGACGTTCTTTCACTCCAGTTGAAGGTGTAGCTCCAATTGATGCTAAGGGTGAACTTACAAGAGTTGGTAATACCGATTATCGTTTCCAGCAATTCTTGCCATCCTTTGAAATCTCTGCTGAATTGGCAGAAGAACTAGCATCTGCTACAGTTTCTAGTTATACAGTCAAACAGAAGATTCCTGCTTCTGCTATTAATGGAAATGCTGTTGATGAAGATGATGCTGTTGTAGACCTTATCACTCTTTCTGGTGTTACTGAAGATATTCCAGTTGGTACTCCATTGTTCATAAAGGATGTAATGGCTACTAACTTTATCGGTAATAAGACTTCTAGTCCAAAGGCCTTCATTGTTGTTAAACAGAAACAGGCTGGTCAGGTCTATGTTCGTTCTGTTGACTTCGGTGACGAAGGTAAGGGAACAAAGGAAGCTATCTTCAAAGATGGTACACTCGTAACTGCTGCTGGCCTTGCTGGTAAGAAGTTGATTAATCCAATCTCTGAAGGTCTCTATTACACTGGTATCGTTCGTCTTGACGGTGCTATGGAATTTGATACCCTCAAGAAACAGGATTGGTCTAATGCTGATTTGACCTCCAGTGGTTTGGAAGGCATTACCGTTCACTGTGCTCGTGCTGTAGACGTAGTAGCTGGTACTAACAAGACCCGTTGGTGCGTTGCTGCTCTCGCCGGTATTGTTGAACCACGTGCCGTATCTTATGTCTGTATTAAGGATTCTACTCCAAACAAAGTTACTCTTTAATCGCATAACATAAAGAACAAACAATAAAGGGTGCCATAGGGGCACCCTTTCTTTATATTCTTATAATTGGATTATCAAACACAGCTCTATATTTGTCTAAGTTGTTCTCCAGCCATCGTTTATTTAAGTATTCATACTGATAATCAATTATTTCATCATAATGTTCATTACATCTGTCTACAGCATATTGTATCTGTTTAGCTGTTGCTCTAACTGGAATCTTCTGTAATTCGTGAGCATAATGATATGGACTATTCTCAAAGTCACTAACAAGACAAACTCTTCCAACAGCACAACTTTCTAGATATTTCAAATCACTCTTACAACAGTTAAAGTTATTCTCAGCTAATGGTGCTATAATATACTTACATCTAGAAGCAATTATATAGAAATTATGAGCATAACTAATCATATCTGTCCAATTATATAATACAGATGGCTTTATAAACCAAGGTGATACTCCCATAATATGAATATCTTTATCCTTTAAGAATTTATCCCATTCACTTGTGAAATCTCCATAACAGTGATTTACATTACTAAAGTGTGTTGGACTACCTGCATATAAGAATGTGTCAGTCTGTGGTTTAGCTAATCTAGGAAAGTTCCATTTAAATCTAGGTAAACAATTAGGAATAACAACTATCTTATGACCATCTACATAATCCTTTAAACTATCCTTTAGACTTTCAGTTGTACAGGTTACTACATCAGCTAATTCATTTAAATGGGCTTTCATTGATTCTCTATTATCTCGCCAAGGTACATTTGTAAAGTTATAACTTGGTAACTCATCCCATACATTATCATCATAGTCAATTATAAACTTACAATTTGGATTAAATTCTCTTGATTTAGCTTTAATCTTCAATAGTGAGTCCATAACTTTAGCACCAGCTACTCTCTGTGTAAAGACACAATCGTCTGCAGTTACTCTATATGTTCCAGGTGGATTAATAGTTACTTTATAATCACCATATAATAAATCAGCTACATTCTTAATTCTATAATGTCCACAGGCCAGATTATCCATCGGTACTACATTTATAGAAATCTTATTATCTTTCATTTACAACTCCTTTATCAATATTAACGCTCTTTATTTGATGTCCTTGTACTTCGTCTCTATATTCTTTATAACATTCCCACAGATGAGTTTGTAATTGTTTCTCTCTATTAGTTTCAACCTTCAATTCTGTATAATAATGTATGAAAGCATTATAAGTACATCTATAAGCAAAGGAATATATTGAACTACCTCTATCATTATCAAACTTTGGTATAGCTGTTAATAATTCAAATATTGCTCTATCAAATAGTTCTTCCTTCTCACATTTGGGTTTACCCTTAAATTTAGGATTCTCTAAGACAATGTAGATTATTGTATAAAGATATACAGCATATCTATCATTCTCTTCTTCTGTTAATCGGTGATTATTTCTCAATTTACCAGCTAATTCCGTGAAATCATTTAAATCTAAATCATAGTATTTACAATAATCTGGTGAGTTATGGTCGGCTTTACAATTTCTTGGTCTACCTGGATTACTCCATCTTTCTAATTTATAACTCATATTTACCTCTATTCTTATATATGTATAACTAATTATTGTTTATATTAAACACCATACAGCTATGCTTAGGAGATAAGAATTATATGGTAAATTCAAATGATATAGTAAAGTTAGGCTATTTACTAGACCCTTGCTTTCAATTTCAGAATACAGCTGGTAAACCATTAACCGAAGGTTATATTGAAGTTTATATTGCTGGTACAAGAGACAAATATTATTGTGCTTCCGACTTTGACGGAACTCTTCACCCATTCCAAATTCCCCTTGACTCATTAGGTGCTAATATTGTATTAGCTAACCCAGAACAAGCTTATGACGTTTATGTCTATAATAAGTTTGGTTCTCTTCAAATGAGTAGATATAATGTATCACCTGGTAATGCTGGTGGTGCAGTTTCTAGTAATATTAATATTACTTCTAGTGATAATACAATAAATGTTACACATTCAGGTAATAATTATGATTTGTCTATCCAAGACACTATTGATAGAATTGATAATCTAGAGAATCTTGTTTCTGGTATTACTGGTGATACAGATTATGTAATTTCTACTGGTTCTGGTGATAATGGTAACTTTGTATTAGCCAATAAAGATTATAAAGGTATTCAATATCTTCAAGATATGTCTGGTTGGAGATTGAAACCAGGTCATATTTATCAATTAAACTTTAATTCTAAATTTACTTTAGATGATAATATTAATACTAATGTAGAAGGTAAATTATATCTAGATGGTGATATGAGTTTCTCTCAAGATTGGGCTTATACTCTTGATGACTCATTTGAACATATTAAACATATTAATGGTTCAACAGTTATTGCTGTTCCATCTTCATTACAGTATTATGATTTAAAGCTTAAATATACTTTCAATAGTCAAGTTGATTGCCAAGTTGACTTAGAGAATATTTCACTAGTTGATATTACTTCTATTGTTCTTAATGGTGGTGATAACGAATATCAAGCCGGTGATGGTATTAATATCAATAACGATTATATCTCTGTTGATATGGATTATATCAATAGTCAGATTGATATTGATAGTAAATTAAGTTCGGCTGTTAATATTGCTAATGAATATACAGATAATTCTATTGAAGAAGTAATAGCTCTAGTTAGTGGTGTAACTGGTGAATTACAGCAAGTTAATTCTGACTGGAATGCTACAAGTGGTGTAGCAGAAATTCTCAATAAACCTGATTTAAGTGTTTATGCTACCCATCAAGAAGTTATTAATTCTGTTTCAGCCGTTTCTTCTGTTCTTGAACAAGAAATTCAAGATATTCCTGAACAAGTTCAGAGTGACTGGGCACAGACCAATAGTGATGCTGTTGATTATATTAAGAATAAACCAGAAACAGAATCTATAACACTTTGTCCTATTATAGCTGGTGAGAATATTACAATTACTGCAAGTGGTAATAGTGCTGTTATTTCTTCTAGTGGTACAACTTATACAGCTGGTACTGGAATTGATATTACTAACAATACAATTTCTATTGATAATACAGTCGCTATGAAGACTGATATTAATGATATGGCTACAAAGACTTGGGTTGAACAACAAGGTTATTTAACTTCTATTCCAAGTAATTATGCTACTGATACAGAAGTTGCTAATGCTATTGCTTCAGCTGTTAGTGCTATTCCTCCACAAGTTCAAAGTGATTGGACCGAAGATGATACTAGTGACCCATCTTATATTCAGAATAAACCAGAAACAGAACCAGTTGAATTTACAGATCTTGTAGCTGGTAATAATATTACTATTACAGCATCCGGTGACAGTGCTGTTATTTCAGCCGATATTGATTTAAACAAGTATGCTACACATAATGAAGTATATTCTGCTACTTCTTCCGCTATTAATAGTGCTAATTCATACACTGATACTGCTATCTCTAATATAGACTTAACACCAGCTGTTGAAATTGTTTCTCCAAACAATTCAATTTCTGTATCTTCTGTAACAGATAGTGTTAATAATACAAAGACCTTCTATATTGATACTAACAATCCTGGTACAAATTATTGGATTGGTGAAGCTAATCTATCTTTGAGTGACCAAAGTTCTCAAGGACAAGTTGGTTATTATAAAGATGTATTTGATTATACTACAAGACTTAATGGTAATCTTGATGCTACCAAGTTAAAGAAAGGTTTATATCTCTTAACTGCTAATGTAACTATTGTTGCTGATGAAGTTAACAATGACTTGGCAGAAATTCAAATTCAGAGTAATAGTACATCTGCTATTTCATATACAAGTTCTGTATTCCAGCACGATTGTTCTGTTGCTGATACTCTTGGTGAACCTATGGATGAAAGCCATCAGATTGCTACAATTGTTAGAGTTGTATATGATGATACTCCAATGAGTTTAATTGCTCGTATGGATGACCCAACAACTATTACTAATGAACTTCATTTGTGGTTCAGTGATATTGGAATATATGAACTTAATGGAACATCTATTGGTGGTGATTCTTCTCCAAGTGCTAGTGGTTCTTATGAAGCCGGTTGGGGTGTAGTAATTAATGGAAATGTAATTTCTGTTAATCCAAATATTATACCAGATATTAGTAATTTAGCTTCAACTACCTATGTTGATAATAGAATTGCTTCAGCTATTAATATAGTTGAAGGTCAAATTCCAGATGTATCAGATATGGCTACTGAAACTTGGGTTAATAACCAAGGTTTCTTAAAGTCACAAGTTCAATCTGATTGGACAGAATATAATTCATCTGACCCAGCATATATTAAGAATAAACCAAATGAAGCTAATTTGGTTGCTGGTAATAACATTGCTATTACGGCAAGTGGTAATAATATTGTAATTTCATCTACATCTAGTGGTGTTACATACAGTGCAGGAACTGGAATTGATATTACAAACGATGTAATCAGTGTAGATAATACGATTGCTACAAAGACTTGGGTAGGTAACCAAGGTTATTTGACAACTGTTCCTTCTCAATATATTACTGAAACTGAACTATCTAGTGAACTCGATGATTATGCTCTCAAGACAGATATTCCAGACACTAGTGATATGGCAACTAAGACTTGGGTTGGACAGCAAGGATATCTAACATCTATTCCATCAACTTATGCTACTGATTCGGAAGTTAGTGCAGCCATTGCTACAGCTATTTCTTCTGTTCCTGCTCAAGTTCAATCTAATTGGACTGAAAGTGCTTCAACTTCTCCTGCTTATATTAAGAACAAACCTACAGAAGTTTCTGTAGATTTCTGTCCTATTATAGCTGGTTCTAATATCACTATTAGTGCTAGTGGTGATAGTGCAGTCATTAGTTCTACTGGTGGTGGTGGTGGTGGTTCTACCTATACAGCCGGCACAGGTATTGATATTACTAACGATGTAATTTCTATTGATAATACAGTTGCTCTAAAGACAGATATACCAGATCCTGTAAGTGGAGCTAGTGGTATTAAAGTTGAAGACAGTGTTGTAGCACTTGATAATCCAGTTGGACTTGTAGCAGGTGAGAATATTACTATTACTGTATCTGGTGACAGTGCTATTATTGCTGGTCAAGCCGGTGGTTCTACCTATACGGCTGGTAAAGGTATTGATATTACAAACGATGTAATAAGTGTAGATAATACAGTTTACATACCTTATTCTGCTTCAGGTATATCTTTACCTAACTCTAAGTTTGAAATTAATACTGATGGTCAAGCATATAAGGTAGGTGAACCAACAGAAACTAACTATGGTTCTTGGGATACTACTGATTATTGTTTCGCTTATGGTCAGAACCGTGGTTACTATACATTACCAACTAGAAATTCAGATGGTTATGGAACTTTGAAAGCTGGAACTTATCGTTTCACATTACCTGACACGGTAAATTCAATTGTAGTTCGTGCACGTGGTAATAATGCAGCATATAATGGACTAGTTATAACTGCTACAAATCATGTTGCAGATTTAATAATTACTGAAGATATAACATTCAATCCTAAATCCACCATTGATTACATACACATTGAAGGATATACAAATGACGATGGTACTGGCAGTTATGTAAATCTTAACCGTAATAATTCAAGCGCTGTATATATTTCACCTGCAATAACGTACGAATACATTACTGAAATTGCTTTAACTGAAGCAATTAGTGCTGTTAGTGCAGCAATACCTGATACTACAGGAATGGTAACATATAGTGGTAATACAGCTATTAATCATATTCAACTTGTATCAACATTACCAGCTTCACCAGATGCTAATACACTTTATTTAATTCCTGAGGCTTAATATGAGTTTCAAATTAGGAAATACAAATATTAGTGAACTCTATGTGGGAAATTCCAAGATAGCACAAGCCTATCTTGGTTCTTCCCTTGTTTATCAAATTTCACAACCTGCTGCAGACTATGATTCTTATGTTATACATTTAACTTGGACTTCAAGCGGTCGTACTTTCAATATGGCAGGATTACATATAAATGGAGTTCAAGCAACTACTTCTCAAGTTACTTCTATAATGGTATATGGGAATGGACACTGGGATTCTGAATCTTCATCTGACATAGAAACAGCAATTAAATGGGATAATAACGATAACGGTTATGCTATGTGGGGTGACGCAATTAACATTAACTTTACTTCAAATTCGGTTCTAAATAAAGTAGAAGTTAAGACCGGTACTTGGTATGGTGGTAATTTCATGGAAGTCACTATGCACGTTGCTGGTGTTAAAGATGGTGTTGAAACTGATTTGGGTTATACTTCTAATACAAACGATGCTAATTTAATTTATACGGTTAATATATGAGGAGTAATTTATGAATATTAGACCTTTAATTGTTGTAAGAAGTATTGTTCCTCCTGAGCCACCTACACCTGTAGACCCTTGGAATCCATTAAATCTTCCTGCATACACAGTAAGAGTACAATTAACAGATACTTCTTATGATTGTAGTAATCAAGGATTTAAAGGTACTTGGACAAGAGTAGACAATAATGGTACTTGGGATGTAACTTATGCTAATTCAAATTGGCGAAGATTAATGACTGATTCTATTGGTTACTGGGGGAAGCATAAAGTTCATAAATTGCTTGGATTAAATTCAACAGGTGTTACAAATATGGAACGATTTGAAGATTGTGCACACGAATATTTAATTGGTACAATTCCTTTATTTGATACAACTACTTTAACTAATGTTGAGAATGCTTTCTATGAAACTTATTATGTTGAAGGTGGACAACTAGCACTTTATCAACAAATGAGTTCACAAACTAATCCACCATCAAGTCACAGTGGATGCTTTAGGGGTTGTGGTGACAATAGCACAGATGCTTCTAAAGCAGAAACAGCACAAATTGCCGACGGATGGAAGGAAGTATATTAATGGAGTATTCTATGAGTGATTTAGTAATATCAAATCTTACAATAAATGGTAGACCAATAGGTATATTTGAAGGTGTTGTTCCACCAGAGCCACCTACACCAGCATTTCCATCTGATATGGACTTCATTTACTTAGCCAATAACTTTGATGGAACTAAGATACCAAATATTGTTCCAAATTCCACATTTGGAGATTATTTACAACAGGGTACATTAGTTAAGAATGGTTCTGGTTCATCTTGTTACTTGTCTAAATATAGTTCAAGTTCAAATGATTCTTTGTATAAAGAATTAACAACTACTGAATTAACTAATATTAAAGCTATAGATAATACTTATACATTCTTTATTCGTATGATGCAGGATGTATCAAATGGTGTTGGTGGTATTATGTCATGCCGTGCAACTGGTGGATATATCTATATGATTAGATGTAACAATCAACAACTTCAAATTCATACAGAAGGTGGTTATAATTTGGGTTCAAATTTCAGTCTTGCTGTTGATAGAGTTTATAAAGTACAAATTAGTGGTTCTACATTCTATGCAAAGAATCTTGATACCAATGCTGATTATACTTTAAATTATTCAACAAATAGAAGTATGGGTACAATAATGACAACATTTGATGCCGGTTATAGTGGTGAAATTAGTCTGGATAAATTCTATGCGTTCGCTGGTATTCCTAGAGCAACCACAGCAGAAGAAGATGAACAAATAAAGAATTATTTGTTATCACAAGGAGTATAATTATTATTCAAAGAGGTTTAGAAATGGGAAAGATTTATACATTTAATAATAAGATTATAACAATCAATAACAAATGGTGTGAAGAATATGTGGAACCACCTGTAGACCCTTGGAATCCATTGAATCTTCCTGCTAATACAATAAGAGTTAAATTCACTAGTAGATATACACCAACAATGGGTAATACACAAACTCTTGTTGATTCTACAAATAACATTTGGGATATCTACAAGTCAAGCAATAATTGGTATAGTTTATTCTCCTCTAATGACAGCTTATTAGAAATTCTGGGTGCTAACACTACTAATGTAACAAGTATAGAAGAAACATTTGTGTACTGTACTTCTCTTACATCTATACCATTATTTGATACATCTAATATAACAAATACAACGTGTGCGTTCTATGGATGTACTGGTGTTGAAACAGGTGCTTTGGCTTTGTATCAACAATTGAGTACACAAGCTAATCCACCGACTAAACACGAAGCTACTTTCACGAACTGTGGTGCACTTACTGTAACTGGTAAAGCTGAACTTGCTCAAATTCCTGAAGATTGGAAGGAAGAATAATGGCAGAAATAATATCACAATTAATCACAACACTATCACCAACCGCTCTACCATTGGTTGTTGTTATTCTTGGTTGCTTCTATATTTACCGAAAGATTGGTAAAGACAGAGCTGAAACTAAAGAAATAAGAGATAAAGATAGTCTTGAAATTCACGATAAATTGTTATCCCACGATTTCAAGATATCTAATCTTGAAGGTATTGTGGACCTTCATCGCTCAAAGTTGGATTCCATAGACCAGCAACTAGGAATTGTAAACCAAGAATTGGTGAAATTGAATGTTCAGGTTGAACATTTAGTTAAAGCTCTTGAAACACAGAACAAGATAATGATGGAAATTAACAAATCGGAGAAATAATTTATGTCAGCAATTAATAAAGTACTCTACAATGTAAACCAAGTAAATGATACAACTTCTAATGAGAAGAAACAAGCTCGTAATAATATAGAAGCTTCTCAAGTTAAATATGTAAATGCTGTTGGTGGTACACCAACTGTTACTGTTGGTGATTTAAATGTAGTTCAATATCAAAGTGGTCTTCATTTAAATAATGGTACTGGAAATATTGCTCCTTTACCACCTGAAACAGTTCAAGGTCAAACTGGAAAGATATTATCTGTTACTAATGAAGGTATTAAATGGACTGATAACCAACCTGTAAGAGATGTATTCATTGACCAACATATCTATCTTGAAGATGGTAATCTTAATGCTACTAAACTATTATGGCAAGTTCAATTACCACAGAAGAATGGTAAATATCCTACTAAAGTTATTGGTTCTGTAGCAACTAATCCAGCTAACGATGGTGAAATGTTATCTATTCTTCCTATGGTAGAAAGTATTTACGATTATACTTATGAAGTTGAAACATCACCTGGTGTAACTGGAACTGTTTCCGCTACAAATTATAAACCATTTGATTCTGGTTCTAATGTTAATTATCAGCATTTATTGGCATTGACTGATACATCTACATCTACTCCAGATGTTGGTCAATATGAGAATGTTTGTCCATTCCAATTTAAAGATGCTTCTCAACATCCTGGTAGAGACCTTAAATATATCGCTATTAAGGGTTCAAATGCTTGTCCAAATTATAACTTACATAATGTACAAATTACTTGTTTCTATGAACAAGGTGAGGAACAGTAATGGATGTATTTAAATATAATGGTAGTATAATTACTGATATGGGTGGTAATTGGTTGATTGGTAATGGTGGTGGTACACCAGTGGACCCGTATAACCCACTTAATCTTCCACCTAATACTGTTAGAGTTAGAACAAGCGATGGTAATCCACCAATTAAAGGTAAATGGACTACTTATGATACAGCAACACTAGTTCCAGGTACTATGGATGTATATGATGTGTATAAGAATGGTACTGACTTTGCTCATTTGCTTCAAGGTTCTACAAATGTTACTGAAGTATTAGGTGCTAATACAACTAATGTGAATAACATGGAATTTGTGTTCTATGGTTGTTCTAATCTTACAACTATACAACTATTTGATACAACTAATGTATCTAGTATGCGTTGTATGTTCAGTGATTGCAGTTTAATCAGTTCAATACCAACATTTAATACAATTAATGTTACTAATATGCGTCAAATGTTCTTTAATTGTACTAATCTTACAGCTGTACCATTATTTGATACTTCTAATGTAACTAACATGTATGATATGTTCGTAATGTGTACTTCGCTTACAACTGTACCATTATTTGATACATCTAATGTAACTACTATGTACGGTATCTTCTACGGTTGTTCTAATTTAACTTCTGTTCCTTTATTTGATACTTCTAATGTAACTGACATGTATGATATGTTCTGGAGTTGTTCATCATTAACCACTATACCTTTATTTGATACAAGTAAAGTTACTAATATGAGAAATACATTTGCTGGCTGTTCTTCATTGATAAACATTCCAACATTTAACACATCTAATGTAACTGACATGACTGGAATGTTTGACAATTGTAGGTCATTAACTTCAGTACCATTATTTGATACTTCTAGTGTAACAAATATGTTCGCTATGTTTAGGGGATGCTCTAAATTAAATTCAGTACCTTTGTTTGATACAAGTAAAGTTACAAATATGGGTGGTATGTTTAACTTAAGTGGTGTAACAACAGTACCTTTGTTTGATACGAGTAAAGTTACAAATATGGGTGGTATGTTCTTAATATGTTCTTCGCTTACAACAGTACCTTTGTTTGATACGAGTAAAGTTACAAATATGGCACAAATGTTTGATGAATGTTCTTCATTAACTACTATACCTTTATTTGATACTTCTAGTGTAACAATTATGTACTCTATGGCAAGGAACTGTAGAAATGTTCAATCCGGTGCTTTAGCTCTTTATAATCAAGCATCAACACAAGCCAATCCACCAACGAACCATACATTAGCATTTCAGAATTGCGGTGTAGATACACAAACCGGTGCAGCAGAATTAGCACAAATTCCTAGTGATTGGAAGTAAGGAGCATAATATGATAATTAAATATAACAATCTAATAATGAAGTATGATGATAAATGGTTGAACTCAGATGTAACACCACCACCTCCACCACCTATACCAGAATTTGAAGAAGTCATTATTGGTACACAAACTTGGATGAAGACCAATTTAGCAATAGATGATGGTGGTGATGGAATTTATATTGTAAACAATGTTTATGCTAACCATGTTGATATGGGTACACAGTATTATTATAACTGGGAAGCCGCTAACAGAGTTGTTAGTAATATAAACGGTTGGCACTTACCGACTAAGGATGAATGGAATACTTTAATAAATTATGTTGGTGGTAGAAGTTCGGCTCCTAAATTGAAGTCAACTACAGGTTGGACTCCATATAATAGCCACGCAAGTACAGATGATTATGGATTCAGTGCTTATCCTGTTGGTGTGATTGACAGAGTTGGATATAGTAGTGCTGGTATTGTTACTCGTTATTGGTTTAGTAATAATCCTAGTCATTCAGCAATATCATTATACTATTCTTCTGATACAATAAGTGACGGCGGCAATTATGAATATTTCGGTATATCCATTCGTTTAATCAAGGACACATAACAATGACAGATAGTTGTGATAATTGTAATAAAGAATGCCCTCATATTGAACAATGTTTGATAGGTGATGGTATTCCTTTCCAAAGATTGAGACGTATCACTGGCTACCTAGTTGGTGATATTTCTCGTTGGAATGATGGTAAATTAGCTGAATTAAAGGACAGGTGTAAGCATGAAGTTAATCAAGAGAAACAATCAATTATATCTAAATGATGTTAAACTTTGTGATACTTTAGACCCAGGTATATTAGAACCGGGTACATATAAACTTGAAATTAATTACAGTAATAGATTTAAGAAACAGTTACCATTAATTTATAATGATGACTTTCCACCATCTAGAGGCTTTCGTATTCATCAACGGTAATTTCTGGGCTGATACTAATGGTTGTATATTAGTTGGTAGACTGGTAGCTGATGGTGTTCTAGCTGATAGTTTAAAGACTCTAGATTATGTTATGACTTTAATTAAACTTAATAAAGTGGAGGTATTAGAAATTGAAGATAATTAATTATTCTAATATTTGTAATGCTGATAAAGTCAATGGTTTATATGTTCTTAAACATAAAGTTTATATAGACTTTGAATATAATAACTCTATCTTTAGAATAACTGTTGATGAAGGAGCTATGACTGATGGTTTATCGGTACCAAAGATATTTCAATGGTATTTACCAGCTTGGAATGATAAGAATCCACTTTATAATATTGCTGGTATTTGTCACGATGGTGCTTATGGTAGTGAATTATTATCTAAAGATTTAGCTGATGAATTATTCTATCAAGGCTTATTGAAAGCTGGTATTTCTAAATCTAAAGCATCTGTTGCCAAATGGGCTGTTGAACATCTAGCGGGCTTACATTATGGTAAGAATAATGATGATTATGGTATTAGTCCATACGTTCATTTAGAAGCCTTATAAAGCGAAAGGACCCGAGCCTCACATAGGTCAACGGGTCCTTTCTTTATAGGAGAATAATACATTGAAATGAAGTTAACAAATAGGTATGCGTTCTATTTGCTAACACTTTATTTATATCAACGGAAATCTCTTTCCAATCTAGCTAAAGCCAATTCAACTTGTCTTTCTTTAGCTTTACTAATAATTTCATACTTTCTATCTTTAAGTATAGGTAATTTATATAATGCCATATCACGCCTATATAATTCTAAAGATGAATTGTCTGATGTATATTTCAAGCAATATATCAAATTATCAATACAAACATTTATGTGTTCATCATAATTTGGTATAACTTTATTATCACTGAAGTTTGAATATAATATCATCAATTCCTTGGTTACACCATCTAGTAATTCATCACAAATATTATCCATTTCCACACTCCTTCTTTAGATTATCAAAGAAATCAGTAGTATCTTCTTCCTTATTGTCATTAGTATTTATGTTTGATTGCTGTTGTAATTTCCTACCATCTGCTTTCAAAGCATTAACAAAGTCTTCGTCCATAACATCATATTCCTGGGCAGTATTTGTGTCAATATGTGGTTCTATTATCTGTGGTTCAACTGCCACAGGAACGTCAAAGTCTGGCAGTGTCTTGGATTCTATTGTATTGATTAGATTATTCACTTTAATTGGCATAGTTGTTACCTCCTCCTCTTCTTCATCAACCATTTCTCCATCATAATAACGAGCCATTCCATCAAAGTACTGAGATACAATTACTTTACAACTTTCAACATTATACATTTCTTCTAAATCATCATTAACTCTGGAAATACCTTTATTCAAAGCACCCCAAGCTTTATCTTCTATTGTAAACCATTTACCAATGAGTTCATTAATATACTTATGGAATTTCTGTCCACTCATTGAAGATTTAATTCTCTTTAACATCTTCTTAACATCTGGTGTTATATACAAGCAAATTTCATCACAAGCATTTAATTTAATAGAGGTAAATGCTTCATCTTTCTCAGCACCATATACTCTAACTGGTGTAATTTCATTATAATTTATATGATTATAACCAATCTTATCAGCTATATAATTATCCATTCCTATAATAATGTTAGTTAAAGTTGACCAATTATTATAATTCTTTGTGTAGAAAGATATGAAATCAGTATCATCATCAAAGCACTTTAATACAGCTTGTACTGCTTCATTTACAATTTCTTCTACATTCTTGAAATTCTTGGACATAGTTCTAGCCAAATGATATAATGTAGTAGATATATCACTTCTAGTAATTCTAAATGTAACATTAGAAGATAAATCAATTAACTTTACATAATTCTGTGTATTGACTACCATAGAAATCAAAGCAGTATACAAGTTATATTTCAAATAATTATTTAATTTCTTTCGTTCACCTTTGTAGGCAACAGGGAACCAATGAATATCTACAAGCATCATTTCCTTTGCTTTCTCTTGCAACAGTGAAATATCTGGACATTTGTGGTATAATATACTATTATTAAATATATTATAAGAATCTTCTCTTATATTCTTATTAATGTATATTATACCAGAAGTGTCCAGATTTGAACTACTGTTAAAGGTATTTAAGGTGTAATAAGCTCTCTTAATAGCTTCATTTAAATTTGTTGGAAGAATCTTTGCTCCTAAATCTTCTGTTGAGCAACCAGTAAATTCATTGTAAATTTCTTTCTTCATAATATCTCTTCGTTACTATACAAAGAAGCACCAGGAATCATTGTGAAGTAACCTTATTCTGCACCACGGTTAACATCACAATGAAATCCCGGTGCAGATTGTTGAAGAGAAATCATTATGAAATATTATTCATTTGGGTTAATTACTCCCATTTGAATATTGAATAATTAGTGGTTAATTACTCCTCTAACCATTCTATTATTATTTATAACAAATATAGTAAATTATTTCTTCTTGTCAATGGTATTTCTAAATTATTTGTTTCAATTAGAACTGGATTTAATGCCAAATAGTGATATGGTCATAATTGCACGCTATACACGCTAGGAACAGCCATTTGCTATGGTAGTATATCCATATTAGTATTGTAGAACGTGTTCTAGACGTCAAATGGCGTGTATTAATGGCATATAGTAATGGCTACCACCCAATGTGGATAGTAGCCAATTCCATTAGAAATCACTATTAATTTCACGCAATTTACTATCAATCAACCATTGTTTGTATTGGTTATTGATGTATGGTATTATGATTTCATCCATATATTGACACCATTTATCATTGTATTTGTGGTGTGTATTATGTGCCAAACATCTAGAGAAATGGTCACCATATTGTTGTATATCATTATACAAATTCTCTATGGTTTCATCATTATGTTCCAAATACCATTCAATGTAATTGGTTATATCATTGGTATTATATTTGTATTTCATTGTTTATTCTCCTGTTTATAATGTAACAATTAAATATAGTATATTTATAGTAATTGTCAATGGTATGTCCAAATTATTTGTTGAAATTTGAACCGGGCGAATTGTAATGTTTCACGTGAAACATTGATGTTTCATAATGATACACCACCATAATGTTGCAATATGAAACACTAAATGTCTTCATTAGAACTGAAATTAAGTTCTGTTTGAAACACTTTATTTGGCACAACTAACCCAAACAGAAATAATTTGCTATAATTGGATATACATAATTAATGAATGGTGATGATAACCTTTCCACCAAACAAATTTGAATTTACCTATTTGTTGTCTCCTATTGGAGGGTGGAATGGTTACCACCCTCCATTTATTATTTAAAGAAACATTAATCCATAAAGGAGACAAATAAATGCTTGATAAATTCGTTACAATAGATGTTGAATGTGATGGTGCTGCTGCATCAGTAAATAAACGCTTATTCCCACAAACACCACATTGGGACCCTAATTCTCGTATTTGGTGTATATCCTTTACTGAACAAGTTAGTAATACTTCTCTTTATAAGACACACACTCTAGTGTGTAAATTATCTAATAAACCTCGTTATATTGGTACACTTGATGGTAGAGAAATCTTTGGTGCTTCTCACGAAATTGCTTCTAAAGTACCGGCAAGATTGACTATGAATAACCAATTTAACACTATTCCAACAGTTAACATTACTGAGTATACTGATTACAACAGATTCTTAGATGCCATAGTGGAGAGATTTATAGAATATCAAGGTTCTAGAATTTATAGTAAAGGTTATGGTCCTTATAACTTTGATAAGTATGTACTAGAGAAGGAAATGTCAAATATGGTTTCTGGAAAGGTAGAATTACCAATATTGACCTTCAATCCTACTGAATGGATTAATACAGCTCCACAAGTTAAGAGACGCCAATGGAAACCTAATCAAGAATATATGATTGATGGAATTAGACACAACATTGAAGATACTGAACAATTATATTACTGTGTCTTGAATGGTATGGGGGTTTAATATGAACAATAACAACAATAATAATAGTACTGAATTTAAATTTGATGAACTCTTGGCATTAGAATTGGAATACATTTATATCATTCATCATTGGATAAAGTATGCTAAAGAGAATAGAATTTGTACCAACACAATCAATAGTAAACACGATTTAGAATGTTTGGTTGAGGATTTCTTTATTGAACCTAAATTTGCTTTCCATAAAGCACAAGCTGTATATACTTCATTAACTACTGTATTAAAGCAACCACTTATAAATTGGAATATAGTTGATGAAGAATGGTTTACTAAATTAGATACATATTACAAGAAATTATTGATTAATTCAAAGTTACAACAAATAGAAGGAGATTTCACAAATGGCTAATATTTCACAAAGTTTAATTGAAAGACTATCACATTTGGAGATTAGTCTTATGAAGATAGATAGATTAAATGGTTTATACAAGGAATATGGTGAAGCTTGTGTAAATGAATTAATTAATTCTGATAGACCATTATTTAACTTCTCAATCGGTGATATATCTTGTTGGGAACAATTTGAAATCCATTTATCAGCTGTTTATACAATGATTGGAATAACTGATGATGGTGATGTTAAGAAATATCTTATTAATAGATGTAATAATATGAGTAAATTGTATAAGAAATTATATGCTGAATTTAGCTCATATAAAGACCTCTGTTATAAATACTTTAACATTAGAACTAGAAAGGATGAACTTTCAACCGATTTCCAGGAGGAATAAATTATGAACGATTATGTCTTTATTGTAAACAAAGAATATGAGAAGGAATTATCAAAGCGTGGTGAAATAGAAAGAAAGAAGAAAGAACTAGATAAGGAATTTGACCCGTATTATGTACCATCAACACAAGCTTGTTTACCAGATGAATATAAGACTTTATCAAATAATCCTTATATTAAATATGGTAGCAAACATCACTTTAATGAAGAAGATGTAGCTTACGATAAAGAATAATGGGGGTACCCCCCCCATTTCTTTATAAATAAAGATAGAGGTATGAGAATGGATAAATTACAAACGGTACAAGATAAATTGGCTGATTTAAACGATGAATTTACTACTGAAAGGATTACTCATGAAGAATTTAAGAGATTAACCCGTGAATGGTTTGAACTAATACGAACTATT